AGGTTTATTCATATCTTTCAAAAATCCTTGAAAATCTCCTGTTACAGGTTCTGTTTCTACATGTAACATAATGTTATATGCTTGAGCATCATAAGGAGTTTTATCAAAACTAATTGAATTGATTTTTACTTTGTGATTTCCTGTTCCAACTACTGGTTTCTCTTTGCCTGAAGCGGCTGACATGTCTTTAGTACTTAACATAATTGCTTTTTTTAATTAATTAATTTTATTATTATTCTTCATACTTTTTAATGCAATCTTTTACAAATTGCAGGTTGTTTGGGATGAAGATTTCCTCAAACATACCTTGGGGTGATTTACATGTGTTCTCTCCATTGTTTTGTGTATCAAAACCATAGACAAGTTCACCATCATCATTTTTAATAACTTTACCAAATAAAACAATAGAAAATAGACCTTCCAAAGTTAAAGTATTGTCAATCATTTTACCAATTGTTTTTGCTTTAATTTTTCTATTTCCATTGATGTCAGTTGCATCTTCTGAGTGAGTCAAAAAGAACACAGTTAGATCATCTCTCAAATCTTTAGGTAATTTAGCTACCTGAGCTAAGTTTGCTGCAATTTGAGTAAATTTCTCATAACCTTTTTCATTTGCTCTATCAAAATATTCAAAAGAACTCATATATTGCCAATCATCTACAACCAAAGTCTTGATGTGTGGCATTTTTTCATTGACATGTAAAATAGCTTTAACAACTCCTGCTGCAGAAGATGAAGATGCTAAATTACCTTTTGGATTGTCTTTTGAAATAGCTGCATACATTCCTTTCCAACCTTTAAAAGGTAGTGGTTTGTTTGCAATGTTAATTACAAAAGTTTCATCAGGATTTAGATGTCTAATTGATGTTGATTTGCCGGTCCCTGAGTCAGCAATGATTAATACACTTTGTGCCATATTTATTTATTTATTAAGGATACTATTTAATGTTAATTGAATTGATTTAAGTGTCTTATTAATTTCTAGTAATGCATCAACTAAACCAGGTGTTTCTTTTTTATCTGGATCTGGTAGATCTGGATTAGCAAAGTCATGGATTAATTTGCCTCTACTTGTTACATCATTTATAATTTTTAACTCACTAACAGGTATTATATGTCTTATAAATCCAGTACTTGATTCAACTAACTCATATTCTTCTTTCCAATGAGGATTGTTTTTATGAAGATACAATGTTCTTTTTGGGTCTTCTGTATCATAATTTATACTTACAAATTCAGTATAAATATCTTCATTTTTTTCAAACTCACTAGGAAAGAAACTAACATATAGTTCATCTTTTCCGGTTGGCCTATAAGCCATCTTAGGGATATATAATGCATTGATTGTTCCATTAGTTTGGAAGTAATCTTCATGCTCTTCTCTCAAAGCATTTACCTTATTTTTACGTTCATCAGGTGTTATTGCCATTTCTTTTGTATTATTTAAATTTTTTGTACTTATCATATTTTTTATCTTCTTTCTTGAACTCCTGGTGTAGCCATTTCTTCAATTTGCATTGATTCAAATTTAGCTTTAAAGAAACTCATTCTAGTATCACCATTTCTTGCTTTAAGAAAGTGTAACACTATGGTTTTATCATCTTCAATAATATATCTATCAGGCCCATAAAATCTAATTTTTTGTTTTGCGGGTCTATTAATACCAATTAAAGTATCAGCATGTTGCAACATAGCATCAGAACCAAATATATCTGACTCAAGAATATAGTTACCATACTTACCATCTATGGCTCTCTCTGGGTTATCAATATTTCTATTGAGTTGAGATAAAGCAATAAACAAACAAGGATAGTCACGTTTACACTGAGTAAAGAACTCACCTAATTCAAATAACATATCTAAAGTATTGTTTTGATAAGGTGCTCTTTTAACTAACATTGTGTGATCTAAAGTAATTATTGTTTTTACTCCTTTATGTTGATTCATGTACATATCAATTTGCTCACGCATTTGATTTACAGTCATAGGAGTACTAACAATATCTACAGGATGTTTCACTCTTTCTTTAGCATACTGATGACAAGTATTAAGTGTATCAGCAGTAATTAAACTTCCTGCACTACATAACTCTTTATAAGTTTTGCCAGTGACTGAAGAAAATTCTCTAATTGCTGAGGTTCTACCAACCATCTCATATTGAAACTCTAATACTCTAAATGAATCATTAGGATTCAATGCAAAAGATTCTCTTATGATCTGATCTTTTATTAATGTTTTACCTGAACCAGGTCTTCCACCAATAACTGTTAATGTATTCCACTCTAAACCATCAGTTGTAGCATCATTGAATTTTGGCCATGGTGTGTATATAGATTTCTCTTCACCAATTTGCCTTTTGTACATGTATTTTAATGCTTCATTAAAGGCAGCATATTGACCTATCCATGATTCTGTTGGTTTACTCATTTTCTATAATATTTATTACATCTTGAACTGTTTGAATGCTAGCATTACAAAATTTTTCATCAGGTTCCCATTCACCATCTCTTATCATCATAAAATCTTCTCTAATAGAATCTAATTTTTCAAGTACTTTATTTATATTTTCAGAAGTCATGTTTTAGGTTTTTAGATGGATAACGCAGTATTTTTGATTTAGGATTTGATTCAATTGCTTCTTTTAAATTTCCATATTTTTTATATGGTGGATTTGGTTTATATCCACAATCTTCTTCATAAATATAGATATCTGGTGTACAATCAAATACTATTATTTCTTGTGTCATATTACATTTTCTTTAAAGTGTTTAGCTTCTGTTTCTACACCATCTCTAATCATATCACAGTAATCTGCTAATGTAGATGATTTTACTTTGTGCTTATCTTGTTTGCATATAAAGTATTGACTAGTTTGCATATACATGTATTGTGCATCCCGGTATTCATTTACATACATCTTAGTAGCTTTTATGATTTGTTCCCAAGTATAATCATATGTTTCAAATATCCATCTGAATGATTCAGATAACATCTTTACATTAACCCTGGCTGGTTTGCCACTGGGAAGTTTTATATTAGGAAATATTTCTCTATAGATATTTATTTTATCAACAAAGTCTTGTCCCATTAACTGAGCATCTGTTTTCTTTTTTGCTTTGATAAAATAATTATCTAAATGTACTATCAAGCATTTAGCTTCAGCACTCATTGTATATTTACCATTATCCAAGATTAAATAACCTAGTTTTTCTAGAGCTAACTTATCTTCAGTTGTTACTTGAGGCAAAGCAACTCCTTGCTTTATTCCAAATAATAATAGTACTTGATTTGGTGTTAAATTGTTTTTCAGCATCATCTGAAATAGTTCCCACATATTGTTTGGTTTTAATTATAAGTGTTTGATAATCAGATGTATGATTTAAAAGACGGACAACAAATATAGATAAAATTTACCAATTAATCAAAGATTTATCTTGTTTTTTTAGTTCTAAATTTGCTTTATTAAACACATCATTGTGGTCCCATTCTCCACCTTTGTATGCAGCTGATGCTGGGTGTGAACATTTAAGTATTTTACAATCAGGTAATAAGGTTTCCCACTCTTCAGCTTTTTTACCCATTAGTATAAAGATTGTATTTTTCTTATGTTTGTTGATATTAGCAAATATGTAATTTGTAAATGGTTTCCATAAGTTATAATGTGAACCAATCTTGTTAACCTCAACAGTAAATGCTGTATTAATAAGTAATACACCTTGATTAGCCCAACGTCTTAAGTCACATTCTTCTGGAGTATAGATAACTCTACCTGTATCAGTAAAATCACCTATAGTTTGTTTAAGTATATATTGTAAAGATTTTTCAGCTTTACCTTTTTTTGAACAACTAAATGCTAAACCATCTGCTGATCCTAACTGCGGATATGGATCTTGTCCCACTATAACAACCTTAAGATTATCATATGAGCACTCTTTAAATGCATTGAATACATCTTTGAATGGTGGAGTAAATCTTAGGCCATGGTTAACAGCTGCTTCTAGAAATACAAATATACCTTCAAATGATGGACTATCTACAAAAGGATTAAGTATTGTATCCCAACCTGATTGTTCTGAATCAGTTTTTATTTGTGTTTTAAATTTATTTAGGTTTGATTCCATTTTATTTATTTTATTTTGTACATTTGTCAATAAATACTTTTTAATATGAGTGAAGAAAAAACTTTACAGACAATTGATACTTATGACTTTAATGATACCATTAAAGGTATTGAATTATCAACAGCCTATATTCCTGGGCTTCAAAGAATTTTAACTGATAAATTATTAAATTTTTCAGAAGGTACTGCTAAACTACCTGACATGTTCAAAAAATTTGAACAAAACATCAACAAGACTGAAGAAGAAGAAAAAGTTAATTTAGGACTTAATCTAGAAGAAGCAGATATTTATACTTTATTTTCTCTTACACAATTACTTAAATATCTTGCAAATGAACAAGGTTTAGCTAAAAAGACAGAAACTACAGCCACTATTGAAGAGTTAAAAGAACTTATGACTATGATGGAAAAACAAGAAGATTTAACTGATAAGTTAAAAGAACTTCAAGATAAGATAAAAATTGTAAATTAATTATCTTAATTGCATTCCACTAAAGTCACCAATTTCTATACAAGCTTGAATAGCTAGATTTAGTTCATCTTTGTCACAATTACCAAAAGACTTGCAGTATTCTTCTTTATTCTTTGTAAAGCAGAGTCCTGCTTTTCTTTTTACTGCTAGTTTTGCTTCTTCAAATGTGTATCCTATTTCTTGAGCTATTTCTCTAATCATTGCGTGTAATCTGGCCAACTGAGGATTACTTCCTTTGTCACCACTTACACCAATAAATATTTCTAATTTGGCTCCTTCAGGTAAATCATTTAAAAACTTTTGATACTTATTACCTACAGCTTTAATAGGAAAGTCCAATGCACCATTTTTAACAGTGCATTGGATAAATAAACTATCTTTCATTACTTAAATCTTAGTGCTTTACCAACATAAATAAACTCTTGTGCACATACTTCACAAACAGCTTCTGTTTCATTTCTATGAAGACTTCTGTTAAGACAATTAGGACAAGGTGTGTCTTGCATATAACTAAATTCTTCACATGATTGTTTAGCTAATGCTTGTATATGAGCATCATGATCTCCATTGAAATCACGCTCTACTATTTCCATATAAACTTCTTTCATTCTTCCCATAATTTAATGAGTTATTTGTTCATAATTTTTTCTTATTACTGTATCTACTTTATGACATAAGTCAATTAAGTATGTACCACTTTTTACTTGTTCACTATCAAATGATGCTTCTATAAATGGTTCTAATGCTTCAATAAATTCTTTAGCTTTCTGATGCATATTTGCACCAATTTCTGCTGTAGGTTTCATTTCATCTAGTTCCATTATTAATAGATTACTCAATGCTGATATTTTGTGATATAACACTCTTTCTTTCTTGGTCATAATTTTTATTTTTTAAATTCTCCAAAACCAATTACCTACTAAATGTTTTCTATCTTCAGGATAAAACTCTACACTATCAAATGCAATCCACCATTTTTCAAGTTTCCATATATAAAAAAGTCTTTCTGCTACGTTAAATGTGCTCATGATATAAATTTGCTATTTCTTGGTTAATTCCATAATCAAGTAAGATATAATTCTTACCTTCTATTCCCCAGTTTTCACTGTTATGTAAATCACAATCACTAAAATTAAATTCAGGAACTTTTGATTTAATACGTCTTACAACTATGTTTGGTACTGTTAATAATTCTGTGTCATATCTCTTTTGACATACAACACCTAAATACATCCATTTTAATTCTGCTAATGATGTAATATTTTTATATTTATCCCAAATATATTTTTCATTAAGTCCCTGCAGATAACCTTTTTTACCTATAGGAATCTTAATGACTATGTTCTTTAGAATAATAATTAATCTTGTTGAGTATTTGAATGAGATCATAATCTTATTTGTTTTTAAATATACATTTCATATTCATCATGGATTTCTACAACTTTTGTATCTAATTTTACAAATCTTTCAGCTCTGTAACCAATCCAATGTAAACCAAATTGAGTACGGCCTTCATTCACAATACCATTAATGATATAGACTCTTTGTTCCATACCATTAATGTATTGTTGAATTACCTCATACTCATTACCTTCTTTAACTGATGCTCCTTGAGGAAGTTTTGTATCATCTATGCAAACTACTTTCATGATAAATTAATCCATAAATTTTTAAGATCTTCTTCTTCAGGGTCTTCATCTTCTGAGTAAACATTACCAGTTCCCTGGCAATCATCACACATCATTGTAATATAACAACCACCACAACATTCATTGCTATAGTCATGACAATTCATTATTTCAACGGTGCCTACACCATCACAATTTAAACATTTCATTTGCTTAAAGGATTATAGTATTTAACTTTTTTAGGATCAAAATCTTTTAAGGCTGTTTGTACCCACAATTCATCTTGTGTATTCTTATAACATAAGATATGACATGTTGCTTTTTCTGTTGGATTAAGACGTAATAGTCTACCAATTCTTTGAGCTGATTTACGTTCATTGCCATATGCATGCATAATAATACCCTGTTTTAAATTAGGAATAGTAACACCTTCACTTAACTGTAATACACAAGACAACCTATCAATTCTACCATCCGCAAATAACTCTAGGTTTTCTTCATTTTTAGAGTTTCCGGAATGGTAGCTGTGTTTTGATAGTTTATCTGCTTGTTTTTGAGTATTTGCAAAAATAATACATTTAGTTCCCAAATTGGGAAGTAATGATTTTACATACTCTTCTTTAGTTACATATTCCATTAAAGCTCTCATTCTCATGATAGC